GCGAAACTTTCTTCAATCTTTGCCGTGCGAACTGCTTTTCTAATTTCGCCTTGACGCATAATTTCTTGCGTTCTGATTTCTTTGGCGAGACTAACGGAGCGTTCACTTTCTTCCGAAACGGATTCGGCTTTAGGCTCTTCGGCTTTTGGTTCCTCAGCTTTAGGCTCTTCAACCTTTGGCTCTTCGGCTTTTGGTTCCTCAGCTTTAGGCTCTTCAACCTTTGGCTCTTCGGCTTTTGGCTCCTCAGCTTTAGGCTCATCACTTCTTACGTTCACACCGCTAGGAGTTTCCGCTTTTGGTTCATCCTTAGCGGGTTCGCTTGCGGGTTGCACTTTTGTTTTCATTTCAGTGTTCCCCTCTCTTTGTTCTAAAATAGCTTCGTGGTCATGCTCGGTTGTTTCCATTGATCGAGCTTGAGCCCCGTGATCGGCGGGCATTCCCACAAAAGAAATCTCCATCGGTTCCCAATCTACTGCGCGATAGATGGGTAAATCGTCGGGTGATTTCTTTTTAAGCTCTTCAAATTTGTGGACAACATAGCCTACGCTCACGTTTCGGATAATGCCCTCTTTTATATCTCCGATTAGATCTTGTATTTCTGCACGGCCCGAAAAGCGAACCTTGGCAACGCCTTCGCCGTTTACGATAGACGCCTCTTCAACAACGCCCATGATGTCGCGAAGACCGCGACCGGGAACCATGTATCCTTGAGTTCCGTGATTATTTAAAACGGGAGCGCCTGCGTTTAAACGATCGAGCCTTACTGATTTTTTATCAATGGCAAGCTCTTCATAGAATGGGCCATCAAAATAGGAATTGCGTTTTACACGTGCGCCGGTAGTCCACACAACGTCAATTGTGTTTCTCTTAGCGTCGTAAGTTTCCGGCTTAAATAATGCTCTAAGCTGATTGACCGGAATTTTGATCTTGCGTTTGTCCATTCACTCCCCCTTGCGCTCCGCTATCTTTTGCAACACGCGGATCGCTTTCAATCTTTAACCCCAATTTATCTAATAAATCTTGATCGGCCTTATACTGCTGTAAGAATTGTGCAGGATCTTTTCCTTGAGCCATAAGTTCATCACTCAAGGTTGTCAAGCCCGCCCTAATTGCATCGATCGTTGCCGGAACTTCTTTAGTAGGATCGATCATTTCTCTTGTCGGTGCAACATGAATATAAGTAACGCCTTGGATATTCATCCCCATTATATCCGCAATTTCCAAAAAGTCTTCAGCTATCGGATCAAGCCCATGAGCAATTAGAACATGCTCACGCCACGCTTTCAAGTTGCGTCCGAATTCAAGCCATCCCATCCGAGCACTTGAGAAATTAACTTGAGAAAGATCACCCGTCAATGCCTCGTAAGTAATTCCCACGCCCGCCGCGATGCTATGCAAAACGGTTGAAGTATATTCTTTATAATTTTGAACCTCGGGCGGCTTTGTAAACTCAATCATTTTACCCGGCGGTAAATGCTCAATCAAACCCGGCTCAAGCCTATCTGATAGATCGTCTCCGCAATCTTCATCGGAATCTAAATCCGCTGTGATGTCGCGAATAAAAGCCGTGAAACATGCGGCAATTTTTTGGCGCATAAGTTGTGCGTCTTCATAGTCGTCTAGGTCTTTAAGCCTAACGATAATCGGCGCAAGCCAAGGAACACCGCGAGCTTGTCCAGGCCGATCCATTCTAAAGATATGCTTTACATCAGACGCCGGAACGCGATTAGATTTCTGAGAAAAAATAGCTCCGGTATTGTAGCTACCGGGATGTTCCTCATATAAAAAATAAGCAACCCGCCGACCTTGAGGATCGAACTCAACGCCTTGCACAACATAGTTCCCCGCGGTTCCGGGCTCAGTCTTAGTAGTATCTAGGAAGTCAGATTCTAGGATTTGATATTGTAGCGGGAAGTTAAGGACTGAAGAAATTCTTTTGCGTACTAAGACCTCGCCCGATTCCGAAACGGCGTCCATTATAAGACGCTGTAAACCATAAATGTTGTTACGCCCATCAAAGTCTATTGATTTTGATTCGGCCCAAGCGTTCCACATGTCTTCAATGGGTTTAGCGTTAGGGCCTCGAAACTGGGTTGAGATTCCGGTTCCTACAACATTTGAAGTTATAACTTGAATGGCCTTAGCGGCATAAGGATTGTTGCGGCGAAGGTCACGAGACCGATTTCTTAAAGTGATAAGCCCTTGTGAGATCTCGGCAATAGCCGAAGTCGATTGAGTTTGCCAACGTGAAAGCCGCTTAGATTTAGATGCCCCCTCGTATTTACGAGAGTTACCCGCCTCGGGTTTTTTCTTTATAGGCTTTGATGCCTTGGCTTTAGCTTTGCCCATTTAACAGTCGTCCAAACCTTTCGAGTGTCGTCCCACAATTCTTTTGCCGCCGAAAAGCCCGCCGCCGCATTTAGCTTTAAGACCTAATACCCTTCGCATTAAATCCCGAGTGCGAAGCATGTCGTCTAGGCTCCGATAGGTTACTTCTTTGTCAGTGTATTTAACTGTCAAGACACCTTCGGCGATTGCGGCTTCCAACGCTTCAAGTTTTGCAATTGTGAAGCCTGATTCAAAAGTTTTATTTTTGCAAGCCATTTATTCCCCATCACCAGAAACTTGATTCCGGTCGCGGTGATTTAACTTTTTTTGGTTTAACAACTTCCGTTCCTAAATTGTCTTTCACTTGAATAGGTTTTGCAATAGGGGCCGTTTCAAATTTTGAAAGATCTTTTTCACGCATCCGATCTATGCCAAGCATCGAAGCGGCGGCGCGGTTATAGATCCTACAGTCGAGGGCTTCGTTTCTTTCCCGCTCTTTCACCCATTCAACCGCAGAGAAACCTTTACGATTGCGCTTAATCATTACCTTTTCTGCGGTCATTTGCTTAAAATACTCTTCATCATACTCAGGAAAATGGCAAAACCCCGGTGGAAATTTCTCTTCCCCTATCGGGGGATCAAGCTTAAGCCATCCGTATAGTTCCGATTTAAGCAAAGAGACCCCAATTGTCCAGACTTTAACCCCTCTTTTATAAACTTTTCCGTGAAGCTTCGCGTCAACGATCTTGGGAAATCCCACAATCATTGAGAGCCCATCGCTCCCTTTAACCGCGACTACTCTATTAGAAGGGAATCGACGAACGAAATTATAAACGTGCTGAGTTTGAAACCCGGAATCAATTGCGGTTAATTTAATCGGAAGTTGTTTTCCTTCCTCGTTTTCAAAAGTCTTTCCGAGATAAAGCTCAAGTTCTTTCCAAACTTTTTCTCCCGCAGGATCGCCTTGAAAGATTTGATATTCTAATGACCACGATTGTTTTTGTTTACCCCATCCTACAACTTCGCACTCGATGCGATCTTTTTGTAAGTCAACCCCACATGTTATAAACAAAACATCTTTAGGGCATGAACCAATTTCATAATCTTCTCTTCGGTAATAAAGTCTTTTCCAATCGGGGGCCTCGCCCGATTCTTTATATGTTTCCCCGAGCACGGTATTTGTAAACGTGCGCATCTTTTCTGTTTTCTTTTCGTTTTCTAGTTCACGCTTTGCCTCATCATAATCTTTTGCAATGTCGGCCCATGAATACCACCCGAGGGGTGAGTAGAGGGAGTTTAGAAAAAATCCTATGTTATCGTGGCCGGGGTTTGCGGCGATCCATTTGCCGAGAGCTAGCATCTTTGTTTTCTTATGCTCTTTGATTTCTTCCCCGCAGTGCTCACAAAAATATGTAGCGGCCTTGGGTTGTTTATCCGGCCATTGAAGCATCTTAAATTTTAAAGTTTGAAACTTACTACAGTGGGGGCATGGAACGTGAAACTCTCGTTGATCGCTTTCCTTATACTCTTCATCAATTTTAGAAATCCCGTCAAGTGTTGGCGTTGAAATTAGAAAAGCTTTCCGTCGTGAGAAAGTTCGAGATCTTGCCATAACAAGAGCGATGGGATCTCCTTCCCCATCGAGATCTCTCGGATATGCGTCAACCTCATCAAGCATTAAAAACCTTGCGGGCATTGACCGAAGTCCTGCGGCGGAGTTAGCCCCTGTCATGACAAGAGTTCCACCTTCAAAATCCTTTTGTAATATAGTATGTGATGTATCTTTCTTTTTCTTTTTAAGCTTAGAGCCTTCCACTCTTTCTTTAATCCGTGGACAATCCTCAATGAGCGGTTCAATCCGAAGTTTAGAATTTCTTTTAGCGAGATCCCCCGTGGGTTGCACAAGCATAACGGGGCCGGGTGAGTGATCCATGATAAACCCAATCCAGTTATTGCCGCACTCAGTAGCCCCCACCTGAGACGCTTTCTTAAAAATTATTTTCTTACAAGGGTTCGACGGTGAAAGAACATCCATGATCTCTTTTAAATAAGGCGTGCGGGCCGTTCGCCATTTGCCCGCTTCAGAAGATGCCCGAGGTGAAAGATATCTATGCAGATCCGCCCACTCCGAAACTGTAAGAATAGGCTCGGGCCGCAAAGATTCCCTAAACCACTTTTCAGCTAAGTAAGGATTTCCCATCTTCGGGCTCCAATTTAGAAAGGGACGCTAGGGTTTCATTAATCTCACGTTTTAAAATATTTTCTGTTTCAATCGGATCAGACACTCCAATCAAAACAGGGGCAAGCTTCGAGGCCAATCCTAAGAAAGCATCCCGCACCTCGCCTACAAGTTTTGTAATCTTTAAACGCACCTCATTGGCATCAAGTAATCGCTCTTCCATTTGTCCGATTTCAATTTCAAGCTTTCTCGCCCTAAGCTCTTCGGTTGAAGTCTTTACGTCGCGGTATTTCTTAGCCCCACTGTCCGCCTTCGGTTCATCGGGTTGCTCTTCAAAATCTAAATCCCCGTTGTCCTCGCCTTCAACTTCTTTCGTAAGGCGTGCGGCCTCTTCCTTTATAGGATCTCCGGCGAATTCAATACACATGTCTGCATATT